AAAAACTATGTTAGGTGGTTTATTAGACAATGATGAAAAGAAATATCTATCTGATAAATTTTATGATGACTTTAAACCATTTACTCCTTTATTAGATTCAGATAGAAATTGGATTTTACCACTCTATCAAATATTTGAAAACAAAAATTTAGACTGTTGGTGGGTAAAGTATTTACCAATAGTTGAGTTTAAATCATTCCATAAATCTTAATGCCAAAATGAAATCCTTATTTTTACAAATTCCCCAAGAAGTAGGTTACCTAACTAACTATGGTATATTAGGAGTGTTTGCTATTCTAATGATTGGTATTATTTACTTTATGGGTAAACAATTCTTTGTATGGCATAGGAAGAATGAAACAAGAATAGTAGAGTTAGAAAAGAGATTAGAAACTTATCTTGTTGAGGATAGAAGCACATTGATGGAAACACTTACATCTAATAATCATGTTATAGAAAACAATACAGCTCTAATGAAAAAGCTATTAAACTTAGTTGAAAGATTAGAAAAGAATAATTAAGATTAAGTTGAAACTATGAATAAAAATTAAGATATTTGTTAAAATTAACAAATATCTTTTTATGTTAAACTCAAACGATGTTCAATTTAAATTGCAGAATGCATTTTTAGATTTAGAATTTGAAGAAGGAAGACATTTATACAAAGTAAAAAATAAGTTGCTTACTTCTACAACAGGAATGATTAAACAACATACTCCTGATTTTAATGAAAAAGAAGCTGCAGGAAATACAGCAAGAAAGCTACAAGTTAAAACAAGTGAGATACTCTTAGAGTGGAAAAACAAAAGAGAAAAAGCAGCACATCAAGGAACTAAAGTACACTTGTTTGCAGAGAACTATATTGTTGATAATGAGTTAGTTCCAACTTGTAAACAAGAAGAAGCAGTTAAGAAATTTATACATGAAAATATACTATCAGGTAAATATACAGTATTAACTACTGAACTTAAAATGTATTCTGAAAAGTATGGATATGCTGGTACATCAGATTTATTGTTATGGGATAATGAACTTGAAGAAATAGTTATAGCTGATTACAAAACTAATTATGATTTAGATAAACAGTATGGTTATCTTTTAGAACCATTTAGTTATACTCCAAATACTCCTTATTGTAAGTATCAAATTCAATTGAGTTATTATCAGATACTCTTAGAAGAAATAGAATTGTATGCTAAACAAAGATTGATAATTTGGTTAAAGACAGATGGAACTTATGAACTGAGAAATTGTAATGATTTTACTACTATATTAAAAGATTACTTACAACAATGTTAATTAAAGAAGTCATACAAAGAATACAAGCTTTATATTCTAAAGGTGTTAAATCTGATGATAGCAGATTAAGTTCAAGACATATTTACAGCAAACTTAAATCTATTAGAGGAAGATTACTTTATGAGAAAGTAAATAAAAGACAATTCATTGCAAGTATTAACTATCAAGTATTGCCTTGTGTAGAACTTGTAAAAGCACCTATATCAGAATGTCCTTGTATTCCTCCTCTTGGATGTTGTATATTTAAAACTAAATATCCACTTCCTAAACCAATATCAGGTATAAGTGGACACATCATTAAAAGTGTTACATCTTTAGATGGTAATATAGTTTACTCAGAACTAACTTGGCAGGATAAAAAATATAAACAGTTTGATAAATATACTTCTCATAAACCTGATTATTTTATTTCAGGTGAGTATCTTTATGTGACTGCAAAGAATGATGCAGAAGTAATCAGAATAGAAATATTATTAGAAGACCCAGTAGAAGGATATACTTATCCAATGTATTGTCCTGATGTAAATAATTCTTGTGAGTCTGTATTTGATAAAGAGTTTCACTTAGATAATTCAATGTTAGATGCAGCTGTTGAGTTAAGTGTACAAGAACTTATAGCTGTATTTAATCAGGCACAAGAAGATTCATCTAATAATACAAAAGATAATCCAGAACAAACAACTAAGTAAAATGAGTAAAGGAAAAGTATTAGAATCAATACAGACAGCATACAAGAATTACTTTAAGAAATCAGAATTTAAAAGAAAGCTTACTAAGACTGAATACCTTAAACTCTTAAATGGGTTCAATGATTTTATAATGGAATCTGTATTAAAAGGTGAAACAGTTTATTTACCAGGCAAACTTGGAGCAGTACAAGTAGTAGGTAAAAAAAGAAATATAAAAGTTACTGATTGGGGAATATCAGGGTTATCAATTAACTGGACAGAAACTAAAAAGTTATGGGAATCTTGTGAAAAATCTAAACTGCAGCAAAAGAAAATATATAATTTTAATGAGCATAGTGATGGTATAGGATATAGATTTATGTGGTCAAGGACAGCAGTAACATTAGGTAATAAATACTTTTATACTTATTGTCCTAACAGAGAGAGTAAAAGAGAATTAGCTAAAAGAATAAGAGAGGGAACTGAATATCTAATACTTGAAGGAAGAGATGCTCTACATACTAAATCATTAAGAGCTTTAAAAGAACGTAAACTATGAGTAATGAAGTTACACCCTATGTATCTGTAAACAGAATACTTGGTAAACTTAGAAGAGATTTTGGTTCATTAGAAAATATAAATGAATCAGATGTTATTGAATGGACTGCTGAAGCTTTAGAAGCTATTGGTGCCATTACTCTTTATGAAGAAGCAGTTGCATTTATAGAGGTAAGAAATCATCAGGCTTCTCTTCCTAATGGACTACATGCTATTATACAAGTAGCAAGAAATATATGTTGGGATGATATAAGAGAATGTGGTCTTTGTCCATCTGATGTACTTAACCTATCTGAAGAAGTTTCATCTTTAGCACCACTTCCTGCAGCTATACCTGTACCTATTGATTGTGATGGTAAACCACTACAAGAATATGACTTAGCATATTATAGACCATATTTTGATTTAAGAGATGAGGTAGGATATTATGCTTCATCTTATTTGTATAATAATTGTTTTTCAGTTATAAGACTTTCTAACCATACATTTTTTAATTCACTTGTATGTTCTAATCCTGACCAGGATAAATTATATAATGCAGGTTCAGGAGTATTTGATGAATACACTATTATAAATGGAGATACTATTAGATTTTCTTTTGAGAAAGGTCAAATAGTATTATCTCATGTAAGACAAGTTGTTGATGAACAAGGTTATCCAATGATACCTGACCACTATGCTTATACTACTGCTATTACTAAATATGTAGTAATGAAGTTAATGGAAAGAGAGTTTTATGCTAACAGAGAAGGCTCAGTTGGAAAACTACAAAAAGCAGAACAGGATTGGCATTGGTATTGTAAACAAGCTCGTAATAGAGCTATGATGCCTAAAGGTGTTGACCAATGGCAGAACATTCTTGAACAAAGACAATATATGTTACCTCGTATGAATAGGTACTATGGATTCTTTGGTAAAATGTCCAGACCAGAATCTCGTAAATTTAATGACCCTGACTTTAGAAACTACTTTAGAGGATATTATAATTCTTATATCTAATGAATAACAACGTAAATAGACCACATAAGGGTATGATGCAGGATGTTAATCCTGTTGACCAACCTAAAGAATCATATAGATATGCACTTAATGCTGTCAATGAAACAAGTGAAGGTAACAGAACTATGTTATCTAATGAAAAAGGAAATGAAGAGTGCTATGATTTATCTCCTGGATATTATAGAATTGGTAAGGTCTATACTAAAGATAATGAGATAGTTATATTTAGTACTGATGGTACTAATAGTGAAATAGGTATAGTTAGGAATTGTGAATATACTGCTTATGTAAATTCTGAATGTTTAAACTTTAGTTTAGAATATCAAATAGATGCAACATATAGATTAAGAAGAGGTTGTGAAACAGTAGTGTACTTTACTGATAACTTAAACTCAGTAAGACAAATTAACTTTGCTAAGTTAGAAGATTATTATAGTGATGCTTATATTGCATACTTAGAATCTCCTATACCTCTTCCACCATTTACAGGTGAGAAGTGGAATTGTGTTAAGTTTAATTTGATTCAGGATTTTAAAGTGCCATGTTTTTCTGAAGCAATAATACTTAATGGTGGTCAATTAGAAGCAGGTTCATATAACTTCTCTATTCAATTACTTAATGAAGATGGTAATCCTACTAATTGGATTGTAACCTCAAGACCTATTAATATTTATCATGATGATGTTAATTCAGGATATGAAAATATTAATGGCTCATCTCAATTAGAATATGATGGAGCAGGTGGAGTACCAATTAATACTACAAAATCTATTCAACTTAATCTTTCTAATTTAGATACTAACTTTACTTATTACAGAATAGCAGCAATAAGAGCAAGTCAATTTACAGGATTAGTAAATAAAACTGTTGTATCTCCTGATATACCCATTACTCAAACTACATTTATATTTGATGGTGGATTAAATGGTTATGTAGAAATATCACCTGAAGAAATTAAAGTAGGTAAGATTGATATAGAAGTTGCAAGACACATTGAGCAATTAGAAAACAGATTATTACTTGCTAATACAAAAGGTAAACAAGTAAACTTTTGTGGGTTCCAACAATATGCATCTAAAATACATTCAAGATATATAGTTAAAGAAGTAGGTGATACTGATATAAATGAAGTAGGTAATCCTAAAAATCCTTTAAGTCCTTTTGAAATAATGGGATTTATGGGTGGTGAAGTATATGCTATGGGTATAGTCTATGTATTTGCTGATGGATTTGAATCTCCTGCTTATCATATTCCTGGTCCACCTATAGACCAAAGATGGAATTGGAATACAGAAGATTGTGAATCTACAATACCTTATACTACAGGAGATAGTACAGAAGTAGAAACATGGACTCATGATATAGAGCATCTTGTACCAATAGCATTAGAAGATGATTACAATGATGACTTAATTCCTAAAATAGAAAGATGGAGAGTATATGAAACTGCATATAAATATAATCCTTCTGACTTAGAAGGTCAAATGGCATATTGGCAATGTAGTCAATCTAATTATGAAAATATAGAATCTTGTGCATCAGGTGATTATTGGGGAACAGATATATGTGGTAACCCATTAGCTAATACTCCTATCAGACATCATAGATTTCCTTCTCGTACTTTAGAGCCACATGTAGATAATGATAATTCAGTACAACTTTATTATAGATTAGAAGTTACTGTAACTTTAAAAGATGGACAAGTATGGCCACCAGCTTATGCTGGATTACCTATTGACCTTACAGTAAACTATGAATATGATGTACCACCACCTACTCCACAAACACCTTATGTAATTAACATTGAAGAATCAGACTTAGACCCTACAACTAAATCATATACATTTACAGTTGATACTCAACCAGGTGAAGATAACTTTACTGTATTTAATGTTACATCTTATGCAGGAACAATGAGTACTTTTACTGCTGAGTTTGATATAACATCAAGAATAGAAGATGCTGGACAAAGATACCAAAACAACAGTACTCTTAGATTATTAGGAATTAAATTTACTAATGTAGAATATCCTCATCCTGATATTGTAGGTCATTACTTTGTTAGAGCTGAAAGAGATGAGTTTAATAGAACAATATTAGATTCAGGTATTGCAGGTAGAGCAAGAAGTGAAAATACAGATTCATTTGACTACATTACTTTTTCTTATTTTACAAGAGGTAATAATAATGATGAAGGACATTCTTATTTACTAAATCCAAAATACTTATTTAGTAGAAATAATTTAGTACCTGAATATCTTAAATATGAAAATCAATTTAATTATAAAAGTAAGTCATTAGAAAGAAAAAGATATGATGGTACAGGGTCATTTATGACTGATGTAGATAGTGTAATTGAAATTAGAATACAGAATTATGATGGTATTGTTACAACTAATGGTGACCATAATTATGCTAAAGAAAAAATGAACTCAATGGATGGTGTGTCTTTTGATGATAATTATGAATTAGGTCGTAGAGCATATAATACATCTTGGTCAAACAAAGTACAATTAATAAAACTTGGTAAAGCATTACCTGCTGGCTTTAGTGGTGATACTAATAGAGATATACCCTATGTTACACTTAGAGTAGAAAGAGATGTGCATTGTAGTTTAAATTCTATTAAGTATTATAAGATGCACAACTGCATGCTTGTAGCAAATAATGAATCTGATGAATTTGGATTGTATGCAGGAGATGTAACTATTACACATTTTAATTTATCTAACTCTGTATTTAGAGAATATTTTAATGGATTTTTAAATGCTATTTTAATTGGTTTAGTTTTAATTGGAGCTGTAGCATTAGCTGTATTATTTCCACCTACTGCTGCAGTATCAGCTGGATTATTAGCATTAGGAGTTACAACTCAAACAGTACTTCTTCCTCTTATTGTAGTTGGTACTGCTATTGCACTTGGAGCAATTGGTGTTACTGCTACAACTGTTAGTGCATTTATGAGAGCATTAAGTGAAACTGATTTAGATGAAATGGTAAAAGATAATGAGTTAGATTATCTTACATCTTCTTGGACTAATTATATTGGGTTAGCTAATGAGCATCTTGAAGGAGTATATGTAGAATCTGAAGTTAATGTTTCATTAAGACAATACACTAATGATGTATGTGGTAGATATTTTACACCTGGTATAGGAGAAGATGTAAAAGAATACTTTAGAGATAGGTGGTTGTATTATGATGAAGATAAAAAGAAGTGGTTGTATAAAGGATTGTGTTGTCCAGAGATATATCACTATAATGTTGATTTTAGTAGAATGGATAAACAAAAAGTTTACTTTCCATTACCATCAGATTATGAATGTTGTTCTAATTGCTTAGAGCAATTTCCTGATAGAGTATATTATTCTGAAGTAGCATTTCAAGAAGAACTCTCAGATAATTACAGAACATTCTTAGCTAACAATTACAGAGATATAGAAGCAGAGCATGGTGGTATTACAGGACTTGTAAGAAAAAATAATTCTCTATTTGTATTTACAGAAGAATGTCTATGGTTACTTCCACAAAATGTACAACAAAGTATTATTAATGAAGTAGTTACATTTATTGGTACTGGAGAATACTTCTCTATTCCACCAAGAAAGTTAGTAGATTCAGATATGGGTAGTGCAGGTACTAATCATAAATGGGGTATTCTTAAATCACCATTAGGTATATTTTATGTGTCTGAATATGAAAGGTCTATATATTTAGTAAGTGGAGCTGAGGGTGGATTATCTAAATTAAGTGGTGAGGGTATGTATAATTGGTTTCAAGAATACTTTAAACCATTCCTTGCTGAACAGTTTAGAGAACTTACAGGTGAAATATTTCCTAACCAGGATAATCCTAATAACATATTTGGTATAGGTATTCATTCTGTATTTGACCCAAGACATCAAAGAGTAATCTTTACTAAAAGAGATTATAAAATCAGACCTGACTACATAGCTACTTTTCAGTTAGTAAGTATTGAAGCTGGTTATTTAGGATTAGTATCTGGTAAATTATATTTCAATATTGACACTAATAGATTTGTAAGATACAATGGTGGCACAAGTTTTACTGATGTTAATTTTACTAATGCAACATTCTTTGAAAATAAATCATTTACTATTTCATTTTCATTGCTAACTAAAACTTGGGTATCATTCCACTCTTATATTCCACTCTTTTATTCTCAAGACCAAAATACTTTTTATTCTGCCAATGGATTAAAAGAGTGGAAACATAATGTAAATGGTTTATATCAAAAGTATTATGGTACTCTTTATTCTCATATTATAGAAACTGTATCAGTATCTAATCCTGTAACTACAAGACTATGGGAAGATATTATGTTACAAACTATTGCTAAGAAATATGATGCAGTAAATCAAGGTTATTATGAAGAGAGAAATATTACTTTTAATAAATTAACAGTTTATAATAACAGACAAATATCAGGTGAAGTAGATTTGATTGCTAAAAACCTACAAGCTAATCCAGCAGATTTTTATGAAAATCAAACTACTAACAATACTACATCAGTTGTAATAGATAGAGCTGAAAGAGATTGGAGAATAAATGATTTTAGAGATGTAAGAATTAATTATACTATTCCTATGTTTACTAAAGACTGGTCAGCTATATCTTCTCAATATCCTATTGATAAAGTTATTAACCCTGCTGCAATTAATGTAAACAAAGATTGGTATCAACAAGAAAACTTTAGAGATAAATATTTAGTAATGAGATTAAGATTCACTAACTTTGAGGATGTAGAACTAACTACTAACTTTGTTATTGAAACTGAACAACAATCATTTAGATAATGGCTAAGAAAAAACTTAAATTAAAAAAATACAAAGTAGGTGGCCTAATAGAACCAGTAGGACCAGTAGAGCCAACAAATACTTCATCAATAGACTTTCTAAAACAAATGGCAAATAGTCCTTTGTTTAATGAAAGATATGCTATGATGACAAATAAACCTATAGGAGATATATCTGCTGAAGCTAATGATTACAGGAATTTTATAAACAATAATTTAAATACTGTTAAGATTGGTGACTGGGAAAATTCTAATAAAGATGCTGATTTAGAAGGAGTATATTATTATCAATACTCTGATGATGAAAAAAATAAAATAAATAGTGAGTTACAATCTTATCAAAAAGAAAAACAAAATTTTATTAATAGTTATGGATTACAAACTATAAATGATAATCCACATCTTAGAGATATGTATAAAGGTTTTTCTAAAAAAATAAATAAATATAAAACTCATTTAAACAATCCTCATACTGTATTTATAAATGAAAATCAGGATTTACCAGCTACAGAATTACATGAACTCTCTCATGCTTCTACATTAGGTCGTAAAGGTTTAAACTATTTTAACAGTCCATTTAATATAGATGTTGAAAATTTACCAGATGATTTTAAACAAATATATACTAAAGATAAACAATATTTTGAAGAACCTACTGAAGTAAAAGCAAGAGTAGATGCCATTAGAAAATGGATGTTGGAGAATAACATGTATGACCCAGTTAATGAAAGATTTGAAAAAAAACATTATGATGAATTAAAGAAGAATTTAGAACTTACTCCTTTAAAAGGTATGAATAAAGAAAATTCATTAAAGACTCAAATACAGGATTTAATGATTCCTTTTAAAGAAGATGATGTAATCAGAATGTTTAATTCTTTTGTAAGTAATCAAAATAATACTCCTATAACTACTGCTGCTTACGGTGGTAAAATAACTAACATGAAAAAGAAAAACAACTTACCTAAAATGTTTTGGGGTGGTAAACTTGTTCCTCAACTATTTGACTTAGCTGCTAATACTTTAATAAATGGTACAACCTATGCTGTAACAGATATGATTAAAGCTATTAGAGAACCTGAACAAGAAATGAGGCCTACTAAAAGAAATACAGGTTTTGTTATGGCTAATGGTGGAACAGTAGGTGACCCAAAGAAAAAGTATATGAAGAAAAAAGGAAAAAGAATAGCTACTGATAGTCCAGAATATAAAGAAGCTTATGATGAGATAATGAAAAATAGAGCAGAAGGAATTTATTATGATGAAATTGTAGTTGAAGAACCTGTTGTAGTTGATGGTGGTAAAAAACCAACAAAAAAACAAATGGAAAAAGCAAGAGCAAAAATAAAAGCAGATGAAGAAGCAATGTATAATTTACTTCAAGCAGGAGTACAAGCAGGGTCAGCAGACGGACTTGATAACCAAGGAAATTATATTCCCTATTATAATGAAGACCCTTATCGTAAGGGAAGAGAATTTGTACAAGGTTTAGTAAATCCTTTTGTTACTGATTCATTTACTGAAAATGCTTTAGAAGTTGTTCCATTTGTTGGGTCAGTAGCAAGTTATGATGATGCAGCTTTAGCATTTGATGATTTATTTTATGGAGGAAATCAACAAGGAACTTTTAATAATGCACTTGATTTAATATCAGTTTTACCATTTGGTAAATATGGTAATGCAATTAATATTCCAACAAGAGTTGAAAAAGCAATGGATGCAATAAATATATATGGTACAGGTAAAGATGTGTATCAAGATAATATAGCTCCAATGTTACCTTCTAAAAATAAAAAATCAGCACCACAAAATACTAATAACTTTGCAACTAGTGAAGAAGAATTTGCAATGGGTGGTATGATTAAAAGAGCAGATGGTTCTTATTCTAAAAGAGGTTTGTGGGATAACATTAGAGCTAATAAAGGTTCTGGTAAGAAGCCTACTAAAAAAATGTTAGAACAAGAAAGAGAGATTAGGGCACAAATGGATAATGGTGGAACTGTATATCCATATCAAGAAAGATTAAATCAAAGTTTAAGACAGCCAGGATTTAATCCTAATATAATGGGTATGTCAACTGGCAGAAATAATGTTGGATTAGGTTTTAAAGGAGGTCCTTTTAGACAAATGACAAGTTTAACTAATGACCGCAAATTAAATTCTGCTGATAACTTTACATTTAATAATAACTATACTGACCCTAAGTTTAATCTTAATACAAAATTAAATTACAAAGATAGATTTGGATTTAAAGGTGGTGTTGATTATACATCAGCTATAGGTGAGAATAATCCTGATACAAAGTTTAATGTTGGATTTGATAAGTATGGAATTACTGGAGATTATAACTACAATCTAAATAAAGAAAATCCTAATTTTAATTATGGTGTAGGATATAAGGGTTTTGGATTTGATACAGATTTTAGAGCAACAAAAGAAAAAGATAAACCTTATAACTTTGATGCTAAACTTGGTTATGATAAAGGTAACACATCAGGTAATTTTAATTTTACAGGAAACAGAGATGATTATAATCTTGGAGCAGATTTTAGAATAAATGGTGTAGGCACTAACTTTAAATATGCCAATAAGAAAAATGATTTTAAATCTAATGCTCCTGGGTTTAAAAATTTTAAAGCTGATGCTCCTGATAATAATTCTAATTTCAATATAGGATTGTTAGATTATGATAAGAATGGATTAAGTGCTAAGTATGCTATATCAAAAGATAATCAAAATCCTCTTGTGCATAATGCTAATGTAGGTTATTCTAAGAAAGGTCTTGATGCTAAACTTAGTTTTATGGGTAATAAACTTGACCCTAAATACAATTTTAATCTTAACTTTGTTCCTGAAAAAGCAGGGCCTACTACCAGTGCAGACATTGACTTTAAAAATAATAACCTATCTATTGGAACAGGACTTGGTTATAAAAGTAAGAAGTTCAATGCAGGTGTGAATTATAAAGGTAGCATGGATGTTGAAGAGGAAACTGGAAAACAAAGTGTAAATGCAAGAGCTGCGTATAAGGGTAAAAACTTTAATGCAGGTATTGATTATGATAGACAATTTGCTACAGAAAATAAACCTGCTGTTAATAAAGCAGGCCTTAATCTTGGATATAATAGAAATGGGTTTAATGTTAATACTGGTGTTAAATATAAAACTTTAAGTGAAGCTGATAAGGAAAAAGAAAAAGCATCCCCATTTGAAGTTACAGCTGGTGTAACTTATAATCCTAATTATAAACAACCAAAACAAAAAACTACTCCTTGGAAATTACCTAAAGAGTTAATGAAAAAGAATGAAGTTATAAAAATGATAAATGAAAATCAATTAACTCCACGACAAAAAATGCTTAATGCTTTAAAAGCAGAACTCTCACCAAGTGAGTATTATGCTCAATCACTTAACTTAGGTAAGAGAGCATTTGGTGGTATGATAACTCCTGATATGTACATGCAACAATTGATGTATGGTTCTTATGCACAAGGTGGACAGGTACCTCAAAACATACCTGTTGAAGTAGAAGGTGGAGAAGCTTATGAATTACCTAATGGTGAAATGGGAGAGTTTGAAGGACCATCACATGATAATGGTGGAATACCAGTAGCACTTCCTGAACAAACTAAGGTTTATTCTAAACAATTAAAAGTCAATGGTAAGACTATGGCAGATAGAAAAACTAAAAGAGAAGCTAATGTTGCTAAGTTAGAAAAGATACTTAGTAAAAATCCTTCTGATAAATTTATAAAAGAAGCACTTAAGAGACAACAGGAAACTGCTGCCTTAGAAGAGCAATCTGATATGGCTATGCAAGAACAAGCTAATCAGCAACAACAAATGCAGCAACAAGCTCAACAGGGTATGATGCAAGAACAAGCAATGGCAGGAATGATGCAAGACCCTGCTATGATGCAAGAAATGGGAATGATGATGTATGGTGGAACTCTTAATAAATTACAATATGGTGGTGAACCAATTAAACCACTACCAATGAAACAAATTTATGATTTAAGATATCCAAATAAAACAATTGATGTACCATATAATGAAAGATATATAGGTACTTATTCAGATGTTCCATTAACTGAAGAAATGTTTCCTTTACAAAATAATGTAGTTATTCCTACTTTTTATGATAATAACCAAATAAAAACAATTCCTGAACAAGACCCAAGTCCATCAGATTTATTAAAACAAAAATTAAATTCATTAAAATTAAATGCATTTATAACAGAACCTGATGGACCTCAATTTACTGGCTCATACGTTGATAAACCTAAACTACCTAAAAGTGAAGCAACTAAAAAATTAGAAAGATTTGCAGAATTTTCTCCAAATTATAAAATGGAAAATGTGTATGAAAAAAATGTATCTGGAATGCCAAGTGATTTTAAATTAAAAGGAACAACTGTTGAAGAAGATGAAGATTTAACTAATTTAGATTTAACTAATTTACCTCCTTATTTTAATACTAAAAAAGGGGTAATTATGAATCCACTTTATGATGAATCTAATGTAATAACGGAAGAGCTTAAGTCTAAGAAACCAAATAGGTTTATGAACTTCTTAAATGAAGCAGCAGATAAAACTGGTGATTTCTTTACTGGGTTGTTTGATAAAAATGGTAAACCTAAGAAAGAAAAAGGAACTAAGAAAGATAGTAAAAAAGTAGATGGTGATTTACCATTTACTCGTGGTGACTTAATGGGTATGGCAGGTACAAAGTTTGGAGCACTTGCACCTATGACAACTACTATGTTAAATAGAATGATGACTCCTAAAAATCAAAACTTCTTTAGAGAATATGGTGCTGAAGGATTGAGAGCTATGCAAGAAGCACAAGCACTCTCTGGTATTAACAGAGATAAACAATTAGCTGATATTAAATTAGGAGAAGAAGCATCAAGACAAAGAGGTAGAAATTCTGCAAGAGGTGTTAATACTTTAAGAGCAATGGATATCTCTTCTGATATTGCAGCTAACCAAGCACAGAACCAAGCTTATAATTCTTATGCTCAACAGATGATGCAGTTGTTAGGTCAGAAAGGACAAATGGAAAATCAACAAGACCAAATGGTTATGCAAGGTGAGTACCAAAGAGATTTGGCTGATAGACAAGATGTTGACCAATTCTACACTAACCTTGCTGAAAACTTTGCATCTCAATCTGAACTAATGCAGAAACAAGGTAGAGATATGAATCAAGCACAATACAATAAAATGATATTACAAATGTCACCAATGTTTTCAAGATATGGTATTGGTATGGACATGAAAAATGGTGAATATGTAATGACACATAATGGTGAAACTATTGACCAAACAAAAGCAAGGTTAATAGTAGAGAAAGGAATTGAAGCAGAAAAGAAAGCTGCAATTGAAGCTACAAAAAAAGAAGAGAAAGTAAATAAAAAGAAAAGTATTGTTCCTGCATTTTCATTAAACTACGGACAAGAATAAATTATAACAACTATGGGAAGATTTTATAAAACAGCTAAACCTGAAATGATGGATTTCATGTTTAAGGTACCAGAGCAAGCAATTATGACTGCTATTAAAGGTGCTGATGCTCAATTAGAAGGACAAGAAGCTTACTTAACTGATTTACAAAAACAGTTAAAGACTGCTGCATTAGAAGAAGATGAAGAAAAAAGAAAAGCAAGAGTAACAGAACTTGAAGGAAAGATTAGAGAACACTCTTTAAAGCTTTTTGAAAATCCTTTACTTGCAATTAAAGAACAAAAAGGTATTAGAGATTTAGGTCAGGAGATTTATAAAGATTTAACTGAAGGAGAACTTTATGCCTATAATACTAATTATGCAACAAGGCAAAAATATTATGAAAAAGCAGTAGAAGATGCAACAGGTAAAGATGGTAGGTTAAATGTTGACCAAGTTAAAAATGCAATGGCTGCATTTGATGCACAATATAAAATGAAAGAAGGTGCAAAGTTTAATAAGGAAACAGGTAAGTTTAATCCTTATGGTACTGAACTATTATATGACTATGTAGATAAGTCTAAGTATGCAGCAGATGTTGCTAATGGTTGGGAATCAACAAAATATGAAGAATTAAAATCTTCACAAAATGGTTCTTACTGGTGGGATATAGGTAAAAAAACTGATGTGTTAGAATTAGATGAGTTAACATTAGGCATATACAATATTATGTCAACTGACCCAACTGTAATGCAACAAGTAATGCAAGATATACAACTTAAAGCTCAAGCTAAAGCAGCTCAAGAAGCAAGATTAACAGGTGGAAATTATGAAGAGTTAGAAGAAAAATATTTTAATCAATTTCGTGATGAAGAGTTTGGAGTATATGACCCAGCTACAAAGCAGTTAGCATTAGAAGAAGTATTAGATGAAAAGGGTCAACCAAAAATAAATGAGCAAACAAAGAAACCTATAATGAAGTTTGTAAATCCTGGTAATCTATATAGAATAGCTCAAGCTGCTGCTGATAAGAAAAATAAGAATGATATAGGTACAACAGAAAAAATGACTGGTGCTGATGAATTTGCTAAAATAGATTATACTAAGAAAAAAGAATTAGAAAATGCAAGAGCATTAGAAGCTGATAAACAAGCTAGTCATTTTGACAGATTAACAGGTCAATATATTGAAACAACTTTTGAAGGTACAACTCTTGAAGAAGCAGAAGCAGGTCTTGATAAACAACTTAATGGATTGAGTACTTCAGTACTTGATTACAAAAATAATTTATTTAAAGTATTAACTGCTGGTAAAAATTTAAATACAAAACAAATAGAGGCTATAAACCTTAAATTTAAAGAGTTGTTTCCTGAATCTGATGGTGCTAATATGAAACCAAAGTTCAATGAGCTTGAAACATATTTAGCAAGTTTAGGTTTTGAAGGTGACCCTAATATAACAGGTGTTAAAGAATATAAAGAACAATGGGAAAGTGCCTTTAATAATTATGAAAATAAAAAAGAATTATTAAGGACAATGAAAGACCAAACTAAAGAAAATTTACCTGACATTGATAAGTTTACTTACAAAGCACTTGAATTAGTAGAAAAACAGGCAAGAGATGAATTATCATCACTTGAAGATGATTTAAGAAATAATAATTTAGGTCCTTATGGTAATAGTGAAGCTCAGCTTAAAAAACTTATAGCTGAACAAGAATCAAAAATAAAAGATGCAAGAAAAGACAAGAAATCAATTATTTCTAAAAATCTTAATTTAAATCCTGAAGACAATAGTAAAAATGCTGATGGTACAAATAAAAATAGAAATACAGTATCATTTGCTACTTACCAAACAGCTGGAGATTTATTAGCAGATTTAGGTGTTGACTCTACAAAAGTATCAGCAGTAAGAAAAGTTTTAAATGATGCAAAAAAAGATGATTTCTTTGCATTATTTGGTGGGGCAAGTGGAGCAGGAACTTTTGTAAGAAATCAAAAAGGAACTGCAATGGAACCACTTAAAGGAACTACTCTTGGTGAATATTTTACACAACAAGATAAATTTACTAGAGCTTATAATGAAGAAACAGGAGAGTTAGTTATTAAATCAGTTGCTTCAGGAAGTACAGTATTTCAAGGCAATGTAGGTAATTATTATATAGCTATTGATGATTTAGATAGGTTAGGTACAAACTCTATTGCAACTACAATTTCAGGAACACAATTAGTTAATGGTAAATCTGTACCTGTAACTTTTGATTTATACACTAATCAATTAACATCAAGTGCTACTAAAGCTGCATTAGGAGATGTTAAAGATGAACTTGCATTGTTAGCATTTGAAAGAGATGCTAAAAAAACAATTCAACAAGCTAACAGTCCAACCTTTAAATTTAGAAATAAATCAGGTCGTGTTTTATACTCTAAATCTCCAGATGGACAAGGTATATTTGAATTTTACGATGATGCTGGAATAAGACAAGGTGAAGCTATAGGTTCAAAAGCTGCATTAGCTTATTGGAAAGTATTTAAATAATTAATAAATAAATAAGTTATGGCAAATGGAGATGAGGATGTTGTAAGTCAAAATACTAATCCTGTAAATACAACTGTTGTTAATGGTAAGACAGTTGACCTTGCTGCATTAAGAGCATCAATTAAAGGCACTAAAGATATTAGTTCTTTAGGTGGTGATGTAAAAGTAATGGTTGGAAATTCTTGGACACAACAAGACCTTCAAGCACAATATGAAAAAACATATCAAGCTGCAAGAAAAGATGCAGTAGAAAATGAGTATGATAATGTTGTTAGTGCTGTTAGTAAAATGACATTTTCTACACTAACTAATGTTGCTGCTGGTTTATATGATTTTATTGGAGCATTTGATTTAGCTGACCATAGGCAATCAACTTGGGGTGGAACTGCTGATTACATAAATGAATTAGCTGTGGGTGCAATGGGTATTGATAAAGAAAAAATTCCATTTAAAATTAAAGATTATACTTGGTGGAATATAGATGCTATACCCACTTATATGAATGAAGGTGCTAAATGGTTTGATAACAATACTATCTTTGGGGATGGAGAAGAAAATTTTGGTAACTGGTTTACAAGAAGAGCTTCTAAAATAAGAGAATGGGATAGAGCAGTAAATAATGTTAATATGTATGATGATAAAAATCCTTATACAAATTGGTTAGATACTGTTGCAAATTATCAACCACAAATAGTAGGTAGTATTGCAAGTTCAGTAGCCATAGGACTTGCAACTAAGAATGTAGCAGGTGCAGCTGGTGGACTCGTAGCAGGATTAAGAGGGATGACTATTGCTCAACAAGCAATTAGAACACAAGCATTTGCAGCTACTACTTTAGGTAAGGCAGCAAATTTAGCAAATACAATGGCAGGTGCATACTTGATGACACAATCTACTGGTATGTCTATTGCTCAAGATGTGTATAATTCATCTTATGAAAAGAAGCTTTTTGCACTTGCTCCCAATTTAGAATCTGCAGCATTATCAGAATACAATAGGGTTAAACAAGAAGGACTTGATAAAGGAATGGGGATAGCTGATGCTACTATGGCAGCAATAGATGCAAAGAAAAATTATATTCAAAAGTTTGCAAATGACAATCCTGAGTATCATAGTTCAGCTACTACATCTGCAGGTAAAGGAGCAGAGGTTGCATTAAAAGCAATGGCTCCAGCATTCTTCTTAAATCTTACAATGTCATCTGCATTTGTTAAAACATTTGTAGGTGGTGCAGTAAAGAATGCTGTAACAAGAAATATTATATCTAAATCTCCTGTCAATTTAAAAAATGCTAAGAGTACTTTTTGGGAAGGTTTTCAAGAGTATGTAGAAGAGGGTGGTGTTGAACAAGTAGCTGAAGCTATGGGTTTTGCAGCTGCTGAAAATAGAGATTATACACTTAGTGATGCTTGGCATACAGTATCTTCTTGGGAAAGTGTTGTAGGAGGTTTAATTGGATTTGGTACAGGTGCAGGAACAAAAGTAGGCATTGAAGGTATTGGAGAACTCTTTACAGGAGAACGTAAAAAAGCTTATGAGAAACAACAAGAAGCTATTAAAAAACAAAATGAAATAGGTGCAGCAGCTGGACAACCTGATTTAATACAACAACTTACTGCTCCTATACAAAGTGCACAAGAATTAAATAAAGTATTAACAAAAATAAAGCAACTTGAATCTCAAGGTAAAGTAGAAGAAGCTAAAGAAGAAAGTAAAAAAATACTTGCACTTCAAGCTTATGATGCTTTTCAATCAGGTACTACTAAAAACTTAATTACTAACTGGCAAAAAATAGCTGATGATGACAGACTAACACCTGAAACAAGACAGGCTGCTAAAGTAGCAATTCAGGAAATTATGTCTATGGAAAATGATTTTAATGAATCATTAAAATATGAAAATGGTAGAAGTGTATTTCAAAATAGAACTAATCAAAAACAATATAATAAGTTAGCACAAGAATTAAAAAGTAAAATATTTGAAAAGAGAACTGAAGCTCAATTAGAAGTTGCACTTTTAAGACAAGCAGGTAAACTTGATTTAAGTTATGATGAAGAGGTTGAACAACAAACAGAAGTACAATGGAATGAAGATGGAACAATAAAAGAAGTTGTTACTCCAGTTAAGCAAGTAAAAAAAGAAATGGAGTTAGAACTTACTCCTAAAGGATATGTAAGTCCTGTTGAAGGAGTAGATGCATCTAAACAAATAGAGCAAATCAAAAAAGGAGTTAAACCATATCAAGAATTTTTAGATTTAAATGAACAACTTGAAGCAGTAGAAATAGCAATAGCAGAAGCAAATACTGCTTATGCTGAAATGACTGCTAAAGAAAATCAAAAGAATTTGAAGTATCAAAATATGGTACTTCAAGAATATGAGTCAATGAAAGCTGATTTAGAAGAATCTTTTGGTACTGATAAATATATGAAAGAG